ATGGAAGATGCGGGGGAAGACACCCGTGTAGGAGCGACGCTGGCACGCCCAGTGTTGGAGGGCACTCTGGCCTACAGCTCCGAATTTCCCGACCCTGAGACCGTCGTTGAGTCGGCGCCCGAACCCGCCCGGTGGGGTGTTGCGGCGGGGCTGCTTCTGATCGGTGTGGCGGCGCTGGGTTCTGCTGGTGTGTACGCGGTCCATTCGCTCACCGCGGCGCCCGTGACGGTGACGGTCACCCCAGCACCGGATCCGTACCGGTCCCCCAAGCTGCTCAACCCAGACAAGGACACTGCGTTCTTGATGGAGCTCGAAAGCACTGGCGTCTTCTACGACACCGCGGGGACCGCGATCTACAACGCCAAGTTCGTGTGCACACTCCTCAAGGATGGGCAGACCGAGCTACAGATCGCTGACGGGTTCGCGAAGTCCTCAGACTCCAAACCCGCCGAAGCGGTGAGCTTTGTGAACATCTCCGTTAAGCACTACTGCCCCAAGGACTAACCGCGGAACGCAAAAAAAAGCCCCCGGCTCAACCATGCTGGGGGGAAGCACGGGAGCCGGGGGCGGCTGTGAAGTATGGGGTCCTTAGGGCCGTGGCCTAAGGAGTGGGCTAGCGCTTGAGTTTGTCTATTCGCTTGCCGATGGTGTCGAGCTCGTCGCGGTGGTCACGGATATCCCCGGCCAAATCGCCTACACGGTCCATCAGCCCGCCAACATCTTTGATCAGGCCGCCAATCTCTCTCCCTTGATGTTCTTGTCGTTGGGCGATCAGATTGATGCCGTTCAGTACGTCTGTGAGGTCGTCGCGCAGGTTGGTTTGGTGGGAGTTCTCCACCTGCCCCCTGACGGCTTTGACTTCGGAGGCCATTTTCCCAATGTGCTTGCGGTTGCGTCGGCTGGGTAGCCGGTCCACATGTCCACACCAGTTCCCTGGACTGTGAACAGGACTGGGGTGACGCCGAGCCTGATCAGGTCATCATCAGACACAACGCCGTTCTGGGCTTGGTTCGTCCTGCGCTGGTATTCCTTCTGGACGGCTTGGTCGTCGTACCCGAAGTACGAATCGACCTTCAGCGGACCCCCGTCAGCGGCTTTCGCGTAGGAGGCGAAGCGGGCCAACATGACCCGCTGCCACCTCGCAACTACCTCCCCATGGGAACCGAGGGTAAGGATCACTCAGTCACACTCTTGATGACCTGGGCGGCCAGAGGGCCGAGGGAAACCTGCGGGCCGACTACATTGCCCACGGTGGCCTGAATCTTGGTGATGCTGTCCACGGCAACCTGAGTGGCAGCGGCAAGCTGATCCTGCGCCGCCTGCGCGGTGGAGTTCAGCTGAGCCTGGATGTCCTGCAGGCTTGTGACGGCCTTGTCCGCTGCGGCACCGGGGGCTCCCTTGATCTGCTTGCCCAAGACCACACCGGCAGTGCCGAGACCCGCAGCACCCAGAACGCCACCGATGGCAACAACGGCGTTGATCCACGCATTGCCCTGGGTGTCACTGACGACACCGGAGGTCACCAGAATCGGCACGAGCGCTGTCACCAGTGCGCCGATGAGGTAGTACCACTTGCGAATCTGAGCGGTCATGATTGTCCCTTCTGAGAGATGAACTCCTGCAGGACTGCAGGGTTAGTGGCTTCAATGTCAGCGAGCACGGCTTTGGCGTGTGCGATGGTGGCGGGGTCGCGGAACTTCCCTTGCCCCGCCGCGGTGCGGGCGATGCGGGACAGCGCGTCTGCATCCCCGGTACGCGCCCAGTCTTCGACGAGCTTTCGATGTTCCGCGGCATCGATGGCCTGCACCATGCGGACGATCGGAATCAACGGCTCACCCGGGGTGGCGTAGATAGATAGGGATTCGACCTGAAGGTCTGACATCAGTAGCTCCTCAATCGGGTCCAGCGGTTCGCTAGTGGCGAGTAGTTGCAGCAGCGCGTCGCCCTGCAGTAGGGCGCGGTTGTATCGGTCGCGGCGGTCGGCCAAGCCGTTGGTGCCGCCATTAATCCGGCGAGTGACCGTCTCCAAGTCCTGCCGATCCGACAGGGCGTTGATGTCCGGGCGGGCGACCGTCCAGTACCAAGCCGCACCTATACCGGCCCACCGCAGTTCGGCCAGTCGTTTCGGGTTATCAACGAATTCCGTTGGCGACAGAACGAGTCCTTTACCCGAACACCACCGCGAGAACGCTGCGTAGTTGTTGCGGCCGGTGATCTGAATCCAGCTGCGGCCCTTGAACCGCACCCCATCACCGGGCTGGGTGTTGCCCAGATCTGCACGGCCTTCATAGGCGGTGCCGGAGGCGTACTCTTCGGTGGCGTTGAAGCCGGCTGACTCGTGCCCTACCTGTGCCAGCCACATGGCGATGCGGTTGACGTTCGTGCACTGGCTGGCCTTGAGCCCATCGGACACTGCGGGCAGGATCTCGGCTGAACGCGCCTCGGACAGGCCGGTAGCGGCGGCGAGGATGGGGGCGCCACCATTCGGCTTGTTACTCCGCCGGAAGGTGGAGAATCCGTCGGCGCGGATCTTCCGGGCGATGAAGTCTGCGGTGTGCGGATTCTGGTAGGTGTTAATCTCACCGCCATTGGCGAGGCTCGCCAGCTGAAAGTGCATAGCATCTTTAGGATCTGACCAGTCATTGCCCCAGAAGACGGTCCCCTCGTAGAACGCCTGGATTTCTTTTATGGTGGCGATCTGCGCGGCACTAAACCCAGCGTTGGCGACCTGAAAGGGATGGCTTTCCCAGTTCAGATCCATCGCCGTACCTGACAGGTGATTCGACGTAGACACCGAGTTGGTAGGCGTCCAGCACGCCGAATCTGGGTCACGCAGCGGCTCAACATATGCGTTGAAATCCGCTGCGAACGCGCGCAGAATCGCCAACGGCTGCCCGTTCTGAATCTGCAGACTCACCGACGTACCAGGCACGGTTACCCAGGTGCACTCGTCACCGTTGACCATGGGCCAGCCGTTACTTGAGAACGAATTTCCATACACGACCCGCGGCATCAGATGCCTCCAATCCGGGGATCAAGGCCCGGTCTACCCGCCGACACCCAGCGGGAGCGCCGGAACCACACTCCGAACCCGAACCCCGCCAACCCGATAACGGCGTAGAAGGCGGGGTAACGCAGCAGTTGAGAGAACATCATGCAGCTAACGGCGAGAGAGTCAGGGTGTCGGTGTTGATGCGGATGATGTCGCCGCTGGCACCGGACTTGGTGGCGGCGGCCTGCGATGACCACAAGAAGTTCCCGGCCGTGGGGTGATCCCAGAACGACACCCCGGCAATCGTTTCCGTGGCACCGAGGGTGTGTTCAGGGGTGTTGGATTGGGTGATAGACCCGGCCGCAGCAGCGTTGAACGCACACGGGTAGCGGGTGGCCACCGAGGATGCGTTGGCTGTTCCGTTCGCGCCGGGATCGCCGGTGTGCATCTTGGCGTACACGGTTGCCGGTGGTGTGTAGGCCACGTTGCGGCAGATGTGATCGAGAATCTTGTTCGCCAGGTAGGCCGAAATTCCCCATGCCATAGTGGATTTCCCTTTCTATTGATACGACCGGATATGTGCTATGCCCGTTCCGCCGAGGCGTCCGGGGCGGGCGATGCCGAATACGCCGCCCGAGCCGGGGCCGCCGCCACCTCCGGGTGAGTTGCCGTTGGTGTTGGTGCCTGCCTGCGCGCCGCCGGTGTAGGTCTGGCCGTTGAGGGTGGTGTTGCCCGCAGCCTCGCCGGGCTGGTTGAGTCCGTTGCCGGCGTAGGCGCCTTTACCGCCGGCGCCACCGGCACACGTGGTGGTGATTCCGTTGATCAGGAATGTGGTGTCACCGCCGGCGCCGCCGTCTTTCTCCTTGGCTCCCGCGGCTCCGGGCGCGCCCACCATGCCGGTCAGGGTCAATGCGGAGCCGGGGATCTCGCTGTTGCGGGCCACGGTGCGCGCGTTCCATGCGCCTTTACGGCCGCCCTGTCCGGTGCTGCCCAGGCCGCCGTCACCGCCGCCCCCGCCGCCTCCGGCACCGCACCCGACGGCGTCCATGAAGTCGCAGTTGCGCACGATGTTGTGAGTGAACGCCCCGGCCGTGGTGTAGCTGGCCAGGACAGGCAAACCGCCCGGCGGATAGCCGAGGGTGCAGGCGCGTGCCATGGTCACCGTGAGTGCGGCGTCGATCTTGGCGACGCGTTCGATCACCAGCGCCGAGGACATCGAGACGGTGCGTGTCAGGTCGACGGGCAGCAGCTTGTCGAAACCGATCGAGCGGGGCGCCGTCAGGTTGCACGTCAGATCGATTGCGGCCACGCGTTGCAAACCGATGGTGCCGGTCATCTCCAGCGCGTTGGCTAGGTCGATGCCGATCACCTTGGCCAGGAACAGCGCCCGTTCCATGGTGACGGCCAGCGCGAGGTCTTGTTGGAATGTGGCCTGTAGCGCCAGGTTGCGAGTGATCAGGATCGAGCGTTGCGCGGCCAGCTGGTACACCACCTGCAATGCGAGGTTGCGATCGAGGTGTACCGACAAGACCACGCCCATGGCTTGCATGGCAGTGAGCTCGACCTCGCCGACGCACATGATCGCCAGCGACGCGTCGATACCGATGATGGCGTGCCACCGGCCGCCCGGTGTGCGTGCCGGGGCGACCGGGTTCGTCGACCACGCTCCACCCGACCGCGGGGCGGGAACGGTCGGGTTGGGGGCCCAGGGCATTAGGGCCCGGAGAACCCGATGCTGGACACCACGGCGCCCTCGCTGTCGGTGCCGGTGATCTGAATCCAAGACGGGTTGAGCTTGCCGTCGGGGTCCAGGCCACCGCGCTCGGCGGTGAAGGTAATACCAGGCAGTTCGGACATGGTGAACGTGGTGGCCATCGCTGACCCCTTTCTCGAGTGGTTATGCGACTCGGCGGCCATCGAAGGTCGCGACGCCGGATAGGGCTGTGATGCTGCGTGAGACAACGGTTTCCGAGCCGGTTGAGCCGTTGGAGCGGATGTCGTAGTCGACCGCGATAAACCCTGGCTGCACGACATCTCCCGTCACGAGCGGAAGCTCAAACGGGCAGCCCGATGGGATGGCGCCGGTGATGCGGGTGCCGTTCTTGTACACCACCCAATAGGGCACGGACGTGCCTTTGGCGGTGACCGATCGGTAGGTGGTGCTGATCCGGTACAGGCCGGTGGTGGCGATCTCGATGCGGGCCGTGCCCAAGTCGTCGAGAGTGACGTCGGTGGTGTAGTCGTTGAATGTGAAGAACCCGGAAGGGAATGCGCCGGACGAGTAGGGGCCATAGGTGACGTCGGCGGTGCTGTCGCGTCTGATGCTCCACGAATTTGACATCGAGAATCCCGCTCCCGCAGAGGTGTAGTCGGACATCGCGAACGCCGCGACCCGGTAGGAGTCGTAGGTGAAAAACGGGCTGGCCCGCTGAACGCTGAACATCGAATACCGGTACGCCGCACCGATGCTGATGGTGTTTCCTGTGTCGGTGGCTGACAGGATCTGGCGTCCGTTAACGCGCACGAAGTAGTTACTTCCCGAGCAGCGGATCTCGATACGCGCGCCCTGCTTAACCGCCGACAGGCCCGTTTGCAGGGTCAGCGGCGTGCTGAACGACCAGCTAGAACCCGAGCGGGTGAACTTGCCGATACGGATCTCGCCCTCTTTGGCCAGGCAGTAGGCGCCCGTGGTGCGATCGGCGTTGCAGCGAATGAACACCCCGGAGTAGTAGTTTCCGTTTTGGGTGTTGCCGAGCACGAATGAGGCGGACTGCCCGTCCGTGGCATAGGTGTAGTTGGGGCTGGCGAAGTAGTACCCGCCAGGGTTGCCGTTCTTGACACCCGCATACCCCGAGTCGCCCCGAATGGTGATATCGCCGGGCGTGGGGCCGGTGGTCCAATCGGTCGAATTCAGTGCGGCACCGTCGGCCCCGGAGAACACGAAACTGTAGCTATTGCCGTCGCCGGTGTTCTGCTCGGTCTCCTGCTCTTGCAGGGTGGTCTGTGCGGCGATGGCGCTTTTGAGCGCATCCTGCGACAAGCCCAGTAGCGCCAGTAGCGAGTCCTTGGCCTGATTGATGCGGTCCCCGATAGCGCCCGTGGTGCCGGTGCCCACGCCGTCGGCGCCGTCCTTGACCCCAGACAGAATGTTGCCGAGGTTATCGACAAGATCATCGACCCGGCTCATGTCGAACGTGCCGGTAACGTCGGCCGTCGTCAGATTTCCGCCGCTGGTCAACTTCTGAGTCTTGTTCTGGTTCAGCCCAAACCAGTCCTTGACCCCCTGCACCAGGGAGTTGATCGGGGTCACGATGTTGCCGTTGAGAATGTCGAGAATCTGGTTGATGACCGTTTGCATGATGGCCAGGCCCGAGACCTGCGCCTGTTGGATCAAGCCGACGATCTCCGAGGCGGTGATCTTGCCGTCAGCGGTAATCGCCTGCAGGCGGTCCTCGATGTTGGCTGCCTCGGAATTCACAACACCGCCGATGGCATCGACCATCTCACGCAGATCCTTGACCAGCCCGAGGTCCAGCAGGTTCGACGCCCACGCCGAAGCGTTCGAGAAACGGAAGGTTCCGGCCGTGGCTCCGGCATCGAGGATGAGCAGCTGCGATACGTATTTCACACCGGCGGGCACGGGCCATTTATCGGCGACCGGAATCCATTGCCAACCATGATCACCAGAAGGTTGCAGCGAACCGCGAATGACATCGGCCAGCGGGTTGCCGTCCGCGTCGAATGGTGTGAACCCGACCTTGACGGGGTTTGAGCCGGCGGTCGCGCTCGCACCGGTCCACTGCGAAGCGGCGCGCAACTCCAACGTTTGACCCGGGAACACCTCGAACGGCTCTGTGCGCAACACCTGCTGCGTGCCGTTGGCGGTCGCCCGGATCGAGCCGCCCGAGATGAAACCGGGCGTCACCGAATCCCAGTCGAAGTACGGATTATCGGTGACGCTCTCAGCGGTCAGGAACTCACCCGCACCGTAGATCAGATCCTGGATGATGTTGGCAATGCGGGATATTGACAGCACACCTGGGAATGAATTCCCGTTGAGGAAGTCCTTGACGATCTGGATGATGTCGCCGAGGATCGGGATATCGTCAGTCCAGCCGGTGAGCAGGTTCCATAGATCCTCGAGCGCCTGTTCCGGGTCAACGTCCAAGCCTAGGAGCTTCTGAATGAGTTCCTTGACAAGGTTTTCGGCGAACTCCCCAAGGGCGTCGATGATCGCCTTCCACATGTCCAGCCCTTGCTGGAAAGCGGTGCCGATATGGAACTCGAGCCCCTGGTTAGGGTCGTTGAACGGCAGCGGGATTCGGTCGAAAGACCGTGGCACTAGGAGCCGTCCTCAGGCTTCAACGGAGAGACGGGGACGATCAGGATTGAGAGCTGTGCGCCCGCTTTGTTGAAGGAGTAGAAGCCCGCCATGCCCTCGTTGACGAGGTTCACGTACAAAGTTGACGTTGTACCGGTGCTGTAGGCCGGGATCATGCCGATCCCGTTGTCTGGGGTGATAGCGGTGTTCGGGGAGCCCGTGGATGAGGCGTGCGGGAACAGGGCGGACCAGGAGGACATGTTGCCGGCGCCCTTGGCGATCAGCTGGCCGCTTGTGGCGTTACCGATGCGGACCTCGGAGCCGATAATGAATGGGTCGGCGTCGAGTTCGATGCCGTTGGCCTTGAAATGCCCGTGCACTACAGGGACGTAGTCGAACGGCATCGGCGGAATGATGAATGAGCCGATCGTCTGCCGCGTGGCCAGACCCGTGAAGTCAGTGAACGCAGACTCGGGGACGGTGTAGAAACGTGTCGCCAAGGGGTTGAAGTCGGCGGGCGCGTAGTCGACACCGTTCCAAGCAATGACCTGTCCCGCGGCGGGCGCGACCGAGTCGTCATAGTCGGTGGCGTCCCGGATGGTGGCGTTATCGCCCTGCGGACCCCGCGGTGCCTTGAGCTTCAACAGCCATGTCGGGTTGGCGGAGGTACCCGAAACGATGATCTCCGAGGTCAAACTCGGGTTGTCCGGGTCCAGTAGTTGAACCGTGGGCGTGATATTCGGCAGCGGTCCCGGGGGGCCTTGTGTGCCCATCTGCTTCTGGACGTAGTGTTCGCCGTCCCACAGGTAGACGATGTTGCCTACCCACCAGGCTTTTCCGACATCGATCGGATCGTCAGTGAGGTTTTGAGGGAGATCGGCGGGGTCGTCGATGCTGGACTGGTACTGCATCTTGACGATCGGGGCATTCTCACCAGCGGGACCAGGAGGCCCGACGAGGGCGTCCATGGTGACTGCGCCGTCTTGGTCGGCGAGCTCGAATGTGCCTGTGACACCACCGGGTACGTCCATGTCGGAGACGACACCCCAGAAGTGCAGGCGCGCAAGGATCGACCCAAGGTAGGGGGTATCGCCCGGTTCAGCCATTCTCGATTCCCTTCACGAAGTCATCCCCGATGGGTCGCTCATCCTTGATGGCGATGTTCGGAGTCACCCGCCATGCCGGTTCGGCCATTTCGGGTAGGTCGTCATCTGCGTCTTGATTGCCATTGAGTCGCTGTATCGCTTTGCGTTTCAGCCACTCCGGTAGGGCGTTGATCTGCGCGAACGTCATGTTCTCGACGCCCTCCAAGGGGTCGTCTGGGGCGTCGATAGAAACCCATTCGATCGCGCCTTCGACTACCCCGGGCGCTTCAACGGCCCGCGGTTTGATGAGAGGTTGCGCCGAGCGCCGCCACCCGCACCTGATCATGTGGTAACCCACAAGCCACACGAAATGTGCCGAGTCCATACGGTTTCCGTCTTTGTCCTGCGGGTAGTGGCAGTCCGTCAGAAAGTCCTGATACGCGCTTTCCATCTCCGCTTTCTGCGCGTCCTGGGCCTTTTGCTTCTCCGCATAGGCTTGTAGGGCACGCGGAACGTACTTATCTGCAGCCAATTTCGTTCCTTTACTCAGAACATTGAGTCGGAACCAAAGAAGGTTCCGGCGAGGTTCCAGAAGCCCGCGAGTGTGCGCATCGACTTGGCGACTGGGTCTTCTTCGTCCAAGTCCTGGCCCAGGGAAAGCTCAACCAGTAACGGCGAGTTCGCGTCGTACGAGCGGCGGATCGCCGACACTTGGTCGACGTGCAAGACGCTTCCCAACTGGAACGCGACCCTGTCGCCCAGGGTGAAATGCTCGTCGGCTATCCAGGGCATCCCATTTCGGATGCTGGTTTTGAAACTGACGAACGCCCTTGTCTTCCAATGCCCGTTGCGCAGATCAAGGATTCCGGCTGAGGTGTAGGCGGTGCCCTGGCCTTGTTCGAAGTGCTCCAGGAACCCCAGATCGCCCATGAGTAGGACGCGCCGCGGATCAGTAAATCGCTGCCAGGCGAACAGTGTGTTGTCTAGCTGGCCCTGGTACAGCTCCTCCAAGCCTGGGGTGCCGGGCTGCTGGTAGGCGCCGATCACATAGCTGACGACTGCGGACAGTTGGGAAAGTCCGTACTTGATGCCGAATGTTTGGAGCTGATTCAGCCATGCCGGCGACCGGGAACCGGTCATCACCGTCTTCGCTGTAGACCCCTTCATTGACCGTTTCGCGTCGATGATTCCGGTGTATTCACCTTCCCGGAAAACAACCTTCGGCTTGGCGGGCGCGAACCCCAACCACTTCCTGATCAGCGGATCTGTTTTGCCGTCGCCATCTTCGTCGTACATATCTGGCGGCACGATGGCGTTTGTGATCAGGTCGTCTGCGGTCTCCGCGATCAGCCGCAGTGGGCCGTCCAGCAGCGTTCCAGTTGGGCCGGTGACACCGGATTTATCTTCGAACGCGAAGACGACACAGTTGCGGGTCGGGCGCGCCAGCGCATCCCCCAGTACCCTCAGTTCAGGGTGCGGTGAGGTGTCGTCTTCGGTGAGCCAGGTGTACGCGCGCAGCATGCAGCCCGCGTCCTGCATGGGTGCCGCCAGCACGGTGTGCAGGTCTTGCCAGCGGGACGACAGGATTGTGGTCCGAGACTGATCGAAAAGCGGATTGACAAACTGGACCTGAATCGGCCACGCCAACGGGTTTAGGCCGCCGATGACGTCCCGAACTCCTAGCCACGCACCCGGGTTGAAGATGTTCGTCGGAATGCTCAGTAGCGGGAAGAACTGCCGAGCGAGGTTCAGGAACATGATGATGGAGCCTGCGGTGCGCATGTTCCAGGGGAGGAAGAACATCTTCGGAAATTGGATTTCCGGCGGGAGTAGAGGATTGGCGCCACCGAGGATGTGTTTGGCGTGTTCCCGGTTGTGCACCATTTCGAGTTCGACGGTGTGCAGGCCGTCTTTGTCGCGGACGGCGTTGACGTTCACGATCTTTCCGCCCCAACGGTTCTGCCAGGAACGGTTGGTGGGGTTTGGATCTAGCGTGAATTGGATATCTTCTTCAGCGCGGCGGTCGTAGAGCAGGAATTTGGACAGCCAGTTGGAGTGCTTGATGACGACGGTGGCGGTACCGGAGTCCGCCATGACTTCCTCGACAACAACTGACTTTTCGCCAGCCAAGTCGGCGATGTAGCGATGGTGCTTGTCCCAGATCCGAAGAAGGGGGCGCTGTTTGTAGGCATCCTTCATCGCCTGCCGGCGCGCGTTGAGATAGCGGTATGCCACCATCGGGTCGCCGAGGTCTGGCGTTGTCTGCGTATCTCGAAGCAGCCGGTCCAGAATTCCCTGCACGCTCGTGAAGTCGGTCAGATCAATCGACCAATCACCCGACACTGCTACGCAAAGCCCTTCGAATAGCGTTGGGGAACAAACATGGTGACCCGCCCATCAGCGTTGGAGTGGCGCACCTTCACTGCCGCGAGAGTTCGAGGCGGTATCTTCGATGCCTCGGTGAATCGGTCTTCCATACGCCTCCACACCGGCAGAGTGATCGACAGCAGGTCATGCAGGAGGACGTCGAGGAGTTGCGAGTTCCGCAGAATCCGCATGAATAGCGGGTCAACTGGATCGGTTGTTGCGGTGAGTGTTTGGGCATTCGGATCGGTGTCGACCATGATGTACCCGTCTTTGGGGCTCAGGAGTGGGAGTTCAACCCACCGGTCCCCTTCCTGGATCCAGCACTTGCCAGGCGAAGACACGAGGAATTTCGGATAGACCGCGATATCCCCCCGGTTAGGGACCCGAATGGCCCCTTCACCCACATCCAGCCCGGGAATGAACTCGTTGAGCAGGTCCTCAATCTTGTCCCACAGGGTGGAGGTTTCGATATCGTTCTGCCACGTCTTGAACTCGGTTCGCTTGGCGAAGTAGGGCTGTGTGGCAACGATGTTCATGCTCCATGTCATGAAGTTGTTGCCGAATGCCACCGGGTCGAGTTCCCACGGGTCTTTGGGCTCTTCAGCGAGCCGTACCCGCAGCCACCGCCACCCATGGGTTCGGGTGAAAACCCCCAGGTAGCCGTCTTCGGTGGCCGACCATGAACCCCACCAGCGTTCCTCGATCATCCGATACCGGAACGGGGTGTCAATGACCCTGCTGCTACTGCCGCTTATCCAGGGGGCAATATCGGGATTCACGTGAACGCCGATGGAAATCATGCGTTTCTTCCAGTCGGTGCGCTCTGGTTCGGCACCGATCTGGTACGGCCCCTCGGACATGAGAGTTTCGAACGGGGTGTGGAACAACCCGGTGGCGACGGGCGCCATCACAATGCCCTCGCGGCCCTTGTGTGAACCCAAGAGGTTCCAGGTGAACCGCTTCTTGTGGATCGGATGAACGACGCCGATGTAGACGATCTTCGTTTCCACGCCTTGTAGGTGCGGCGGGAGCTGTGTGAAGTCTTCGCCGGTTTCCGGGCCGTGGATCCAAGGGTTAGACAGAGCCATCTACTACCCCACTGGTCCGGTTCGTGTTCCGAAGTTCTGGCGCCACTGTTGGTTTTGGGCGGATTGCGACTTCTGCATCGCCTGATCGACGCCGGTTCCTACGGGGGCGTTGAAGTTGATGGACTGGTCGACGTTTGCGCCATTTCCGCCCTGTGCGGGACCGGCGCTGCCGCTGGAGAAAGCGGAGCCCATATCACCGAAGCCGGTGCCTGGGATTTGAGCACCTGCAATGACGGGGTTGATATCGCCTGGGGCACCTTGGAGTTGCGCAGCATCCATGCTCCCAAACGGAGCCGGAATGATCGTCTTGATCGCGTCGACGATTCCGCTGCCAGATCCAGTCATCGCAGATCCGGCGATATTGGCGAACAGCGCCCCGCCCTCACCTAGTAGGGGTTTCCCATCCGAGTTATTGCGCAGCCCGCCAAAGAACTTCAGCAGAGTAGAGCCCGCTTGTACCAATCCCCATTGGGTGGGGTCGGAGAATCCTGGGGGCAGAAGGGATTCTTTGAGTCCGCCGATGCCGATGTCGGCGAGGCCCCCGGCATCCGGCATGATTTCAGCTAGTCCTTCGGCGATCTTGGCGTACGGGTTGTTGCCGCCACCGAATCCACCGCCAGACCCGCTTGAACCGAGGGCATTTCGGTCGTCTTTCGCCTGCTGCAGATCCCGCTTGAGCTTGTCGACCATGTCGCGTTTACGCTGCTTGGTCGTCTCTTTCGCCTTAGGATTGGACTCGAGGTCGGCTAGCTCCTGCTCGGTCACGTCCAGGCGGTTGGACAGATCATTGATACGGTCGTCGGCTTCGCGCACCTGCTTCGGGCTGGCACCCGAGGACCCCGCAGATCCCGATGAACCCCCGAATCCCAAAGCGGATACCGAACCACCACCCGAGGGCAGGGAAATGCTGCTTGTAGGGAGCCCCACAGCCGCGGCGCCAGCACCCCGGCCCTTGCCTAGCATCACGTGCACGTGATCCATGTGGTTCTGGGTGCTGCTACCCCTGTCGGGCATCTGCTTACCGGAGGTGAGCGAGCCGCCATATCCGTAGCTCTGCTGACGCCAAATGAATCCGTCAAGCCCCAGCGCTGACGCGTTCTTGGCGATGAACGCCGCGACCGCGTCACCCAACGCCTTGCCTTGTGGCGTGTCCCAGCCGGGGATCATGATGTCGATGGCGTTGCCGGATGAATGCTCCCCAAAGCCATCTTCAGCCCGTCGGCCGCCAATGTCTTTGATCTGGGGCCACATCTTCATGACCAGTGACCGCAGATAGTCGGCGCCAGGGTTGAGGCCCTGTGCGTATCCGGGTGCACGCATCATGTCGTGCAGATATGCGGCAGATGGCACCCAACCTGAGTTGAGGGCAGCGACTATGCCCGCACCGCCGTTCTTCATTCCCTTGGCAGTGACAACACCCTCACCGTTAGACAGCCACGCCAGGATGGAGTCGCTTGTGCCCGTGCCGGCGCCGCGGACCATGCCACCCGCAGCGAAGCCCTGCAGGGATTTACCCCACGAGTTGAGTTTGTCTGCGCCCGGGATCTGGAACCCGAACACCTCGGAAGGAATGGCGGCCAGGAACGTTCCCAGGACTTTCAGGGGCGCCTTAATGACAGCCGCGAGACCCGAGAATGCCGAGGTAACAGCGTCTTTGATCGCGCTTGAAGCGCCAGAGATGCCGGACTTGAGTGCATCCCATCCTGCGGAGAATTTGTCCAGGATGGGTGACACGAAGTTCCAGGCCGCGCTGATCGCGGTCTTGATGCCTTCCCAGGCGGGGGAAATCGCGTTGTTCCATAGCCACAGGGCGCCCTGGCCCAAAAGGTCCATTGCGCGTTTCCAGTTGTCGAACAGGTCGGAGGCGACTTCCCACGCGAGGCCGATAACTTCTTTGATGCCGTTCCAGGCGGGTGTGATGGCGTTGTTCCACAGCCATGTTGCGGCGGCGCCAATGACGGTGAATGCGGCCTTCAGGCCTGGGAATACGGTGGTGGATAACCATCCCCAGACCGCGCCGATAACGTTCTTAATCGCCGCCCACGTGACCTGCACGATCTTTCGGAACGTCTCATTCCTGTTGTACAACAGGACAATACCGGCGACCAAACCGGCGATTGCGGCGATGATCAGGCCGATAGGGTTGGCTGTGAGAACGATATTCAGCAGCGCTTGCACGGCAGCCCACGCCTTGGTGGCGACGGTGATGGCGAGCATCACCGTCTTGTAGGCGGCCAAACCGGCCACTAGTGGGATGAGGAAGTCTTTGAACCGGACGATCAGGTTGACCGCTTCGGATAGTCCGCTCACCAATGACGGGCCGACGGCAGACAGAACGTTTCCGAAAGCGGTTCCGATGGTCGACAGAGCTGAACCGATATTCCCCGCGGCTTGGCTCACGGCAGGGTTCTCGAAAGCGTCCTGCATCTTGTTCGTGAAGCCGGTCAGTCCATCGCCGATGCTTGACAGGGGGCCTTGGATCTTCTCGAACAACGTGATGGCGAGGGTTTCCGCAGCGTTCTTCAGCCGCTCAATTACGCCAGGTAAGCCCTGATTTTGGGCTGCCGCCAGCTTCGACGCTGAACCTTCCTGGTTCATGGCGTCGCGCATCTTGTCGAATCCTGCTGCGCCGTCCTTGGCCGCCACACCTGCCAGACGTGCGGCATCCGATCCGAACGCGAGGGCGGTGTTCATCGCATACATTTCGGGCGTCATGCGCTTGGATGCGGCCTGCAACTGCCCGAACAGCGCCTCCATGCCGACGAAGTTTCCCTGCGCGTCGAAGGCGCTCACGCCAAGCTCTTGCAGCGCTCCTGCCGCACCATCGCTCGGCGCTGATAGCTTCAAAAGTGCCGACTTCAACAGGGTTCCGGCGTCGCTACCCTTAATTCCGTTGTTGGCCAACAGTGCGATACTTGCCGCGGTGTCCTCGAGGGACACCCCCGTCTGTCGAGCGACAGAACCGCCAGCCTGAAGAGCGAACGCGACATCGGTGATCTCTGCCGATGATGCATTAGCGGCATTAGACAGCACATCGGCAGCTTTAGAGGCGTAGTCGGCCTTCAACCCAAATGCCTGTAGCGCATTGGCTTGGATCTCGGCCGCTTGCCCGGCGCTCACCTGTGCTGCAGCGGCTAGTTGCAGGGTGCCCTTGGCCGCGGTTATTGACTCATCAACGGAGAAACCGGCTTTGGCAAGCTCTGTCATGGCCTGCGCCGCATCAGCAGCAGAGGTGTTCGACAGGGTCATGTCGTTACCGAGGGCCTTGGCGGTGTCGCGGAACCGCTGCATCACGTCTGCCGAAGCACCAGTGACACCCGAGAGGGTGTTCATGGTCTTCTCGAAGTCCAAGCCCTTGGTGACGATCGCCGAAACACCGCTTGTGGCCAGGTTGGCGGCCTTGGTCATCGCATTAGCGGCTAGGTTTCCTACCGCGGTACCCGCGGCAACAATCCCGGTTGTGCGTAGTGCACTGGAGAATGAATCGCCAAACCTGCGCCCCGCACGCCCACCTTCCTGACGCGCGGCATCAGATGAGCCCGATAGGAGTCTGGATACCTGGTTACGTATCGGCTTGGACGACTTGTCGATCGCGGACTGCGCGTCGGAGGCACGCTTCTGGGCGCGTGCTACCGCATCCAAGTCTTTGGCGAGTTCACTAGCCGCGGCCTGCTGCTTACGCATCGCCGACGCATGCGCTTCCGACAAAGCGGTGAGCTTCGAGCCCTTGGTTCCCGCCTCGCGCGCCTCGTTCAGCTTCTCAAGGGCCACCTTGAGCTTGCCCGCGGCGTCAGCTTCTTTGTCGCGAGACTTGGCGACCGTTTCGGAGATCTTTTTAACTTGATCCGCAGCGGTTTTCGCCTCGTCGGCAAGGGCTCTAGCGTAGGCGGAGCCGGTCCTCTTTCCCGCGCTGACTGCCTGCTTCTGGACGTTGTCGAAGAGCTTGCTGATGCCCTTATTGACCCCATCGAACCTGACGGTGGCGGACACATATCCCGATGAAAGTTCAACAGCCATGTGTCACCTCCTAATTTCCGAACAGGTTTCGCAGTTTCTTCTCGCGCCGCTCTTCGCCTGAAAGGCCAAGTAGCTCTTTGACCTTCGAGAGAGGTGCGGCTTTGACTTTTAGGCCGGGGCGTGACTGCTGATCGCCCATATCCGGGCCGATCGGCACGGGGCGGTTCCGGTTACGGTGTCCGTCCTTGGTTTTCGCCCAAACCAGCCAGCGCAGCGCGTTAGCGATAATCGCCAGCAGGCGGGTTGTGAGAGTCCAGCCGGCGAATTTCGGGTTCCTGGCCTGCCATAACGCGCTAGTTTCCCCGGAGTGTTTGACATACACCCACAGGTCGCGCCAGTTGAATTCGTCAGACGGGCAGTCCCTAAGGCGTAGCCCGTCCTTGATGAGGTCGTATTCCAGTGCGGTGCCGTGCTTCTCGATGATGTCGAGAAGCTGGGCTATTCCCCCGCGGTGACCCCGGAGGCTGCCTGCCACGCTTCGATAATGGCCTCGGTATCAACGATGGGACCGCTATCGAACTTTGCGAGGTCTTCCTCTGACAATGCCCACTCAAGGAGCTGCCACGAACCTTCGATTGGCTCTTTTCGATACTTGCGAACAAAGCCGCGCGGAGCGAGTGAGAAGGACTTGAATGTGTACTTATTCTCTACACCGTCAACAATTTCGGTGTGGATATACGGTGTTGCATCCTTTGCAGCCATGAGCGCCCTTTCAGGGATTTTTGTGTGCAGCCGTAGCGCTTGGAGAGCGGCGGGGCCGCGCTCGGCTGCAGGGGAATTCGGCCCCGCCGCGTCTATTAGGAGCCCGCGATCCGTCCGTCGTCGGTGTACGTGGTCACGTACTCACCGGTGGACGACTCGAAGACCTTGAGCTCAACTTCGTATTCGATGGTGTCCTTGCTGGCCAAGGTCACATCACCAACAGAGATGACCTGGCCGTCAGCAACGCAGTTGCGGTACTTCGCGGACAGCTCCGAGTCGATGGTGTCGAACACCCACGTCTGGTGGGGCAGCTTCTTGCTGGTCTTGCGGACCTTCACCTGGGTGCCGTGAGTACCGTCAGCGGGGGTAACGGTGACGTTTGATGCACCGTAGATCGCCTTCAGGACATCGGCATTCAGCGATTCCAGGAGGACGAACTTGAACGAGTGGTTGTACTCGGTCTGCAGCACCTTGACGATTCGGCCACCCATGTCTTTCTTCTCATCGGTGGACCGCTCCGAGGTTTCAGTGATACCGTCCTCGCCGACATACCCAAGACCGACGAACGCGGCGTCAAGTGCTCCGTCAACACTGGTTGGGAGGGTAGTTCCGAGCGGGGCGACGAACGCGGCCCCAGCGGCGGACGGCTCTGCGGCGAAAACGTTGCCGACTTCTTCAGCCATGATGTGCCCCTTTCAGAAGCAGATCGGTGCAGCCGAGCCTTTGAAAGGGTGTATTTAGTTGTAAATTCAGGGATTTGAACGCATTACTACATCGACGGTCATCACGAACCGTCGCGTTTCGCTTTCGATGTCATCGCGGCGGGCTGGTTCCCCTGCGATGTCTACGGCGTGCACTCCGCGGCCTTTACCGGGGAGTTTTAGGAGCCATTCACGCGTCTGCTCGATCAGGTTGTAGGCGTCCAGTTCGTTGGCGCCCCATGAGTAGATGATCAGGCGGCGCCGTGCGAGTACGCGGGCTTTGGTTCCCGAGTATCCGCTAGAGATTGGCGCTGAATCGATCGTGATCAGCTGCGCTGGGCGCGTTTTCGGAACGTCAGTGGATACCCGAACCGGCATGTTTTCGTCCAGCCAGTCCCTGACCACTTGGGCGTGGTAGGCGAACATCAGCCAGCCTCACCGAAGTTGTGTAGCAGTGCGTCGTGCTTGTGGTCGTACCGGATGGCCTCTGCCGTTGCGGCAATGGCGGTGGCCCGGTAGTCGCGCTTATCCAAAGGATCATCGCCTTCTACCGAGACGCGGAAACCATCTTCCAGCCCCGCCTCTTGGTTGCAGGCGTCGGCGACCCTCTGCATCATGGGTACGCAGACCTTCTCGACGATTTCCTTCGTCAATTCGCTCTGCGCCTTGCGATTCAGCCTGAACTGGGCCACTATCCGGTCACCCTTTTCAGCTCGACGATGATTCCTGGCTTCCAGCCGTGGAATCCGCCTGTTTCGTCGCGTTCACCTACCACCTCGTAGGTTTTCCCGTTGATCCCGAATCGGGACATCAGATCAACGGTCATGGGGGGCATAGCTAGATCGACTTCTGCGATATCGCGTGAGGTGTGCCCGTCCGTGTCTTCGGTGCGGTGCGGGGCATACGAGTACGCCTTCAGCGGCTCTGTGGCGCCGAAAATGGGTACGTCGTTACCCATCTCATCCTCGGTGACGCCCGTGCATGGGGTGTACGTGACCGGGATTCTGGCCAGTGATTCGAAGGTCACAGGCGGTGGATGATCACATTGGGGACGGGGTAGCGGTAGCTTCTCGCCTCCGCTAGTTCCTCGTCGGTGAACAAGGATGTGTCGGATACCCAGTCGGCAAGACGCTGCCGATAATCCACGCCTGCAGTGAGGTCGGTGGACTTCGATTCGGGTGAACCGGGTTCGACCGTGAGGTGGCGCGCAACGATAGCCGCTACCGCATCTATTGCGGCCCGGGGCGGCTCATCTCGGGTGTATTCGACGACAAGGATTTCACCTGTGGCGACAGGGCACCCGTTGCGGGCGACATCTACGTAGTCGCCCTCGATGACGCCCTCGAGGGTGTTCCCGCAGAGGTCAGTGACTGTAACGGTGTTCCCAGACGGGGGGTCCGGTAGATGTACCCGGCCCTCCACCGTGAGTGCACGTACGGTCACCGCCCCTGCGGTCAGGGTTCGTCCGGCCTCCCGCTGAAACCTTCGAGACACCCTCTCCAACAAGCCCTCGACACGGGCCTGCTGGGAGGCGGTGAGCTCGTTCTCGTCGTCCAGCCCTAGGGCGTTGGCGACGTCAGCGGGAGATGCCAGCACTAGCTGCCAGCCCGGTTGAAGACGAGTACGCCGGGGGCCTTGACGACCTTTCCGCCGTACACATGCAGGCCGCGGATGCGGTCGGCGAACTTGTCCTGAGCTCGCATACCTTCGACCTCGTCGATCTGGGACACGAACGCTGCGGCACGCTGGTGGAAGAACACGGCCTGCGGCGAGTCTGACTCGGGCAGGTTGTTCGAGGTCACCACACGGAAGCCGAGTAGCTTGCCGACGGTGGCGTTGCGCAGACCCGCGGTGTCGCCGGACGAATCGAAGCTGGTCAGTTTCGAATCAGCACCGACCAGCAGTGCCTCGAACTCGGCGTTCACAACCGCGACACGCAGGTCGTCGTCAGGAACGTTGGCCTTGTTCATCAGCTTGCGGGCGTCCTTGACGACGTTGAACGCGGCGTCCCCAGTGGTGGGGTTGGACGACCACGGCATGCCAGTAGCGTTGGCCACGAGCAGGTTGGCGATGAACTGGTCGGCGTCGGTTGCGAGCGAGTCGCCGGCGGCGTCGGTGTACAGCGGCAGCAGGTTTTCGTTCGACTGCGCGTTATCGATGTCGTCGACGTAGAAGTCGAAGTTCTTCTCCTGATCGATCAGGATGTCGATTCCGGTGTCGCTGATGGCATCTGCCGACGTGGTGCGGCTGGCGGCCTTGTAGTCCTTGACCGCCGGGGCGACCACACCGGGGATGTGGATGGTATTGCCCTTGCGGGCTTCACCTTCGTACTTGCGGTCAACGAGGGAGGCGAACACATTCTTGGCCATGTAGCGCTCAAGAATGTATGACGACCAGATTTCGGGGATGAAATGGGTAACAGCCATCTGACTGGCTCCTTCCTAGGCTTGCTTCCCCATCAGCTCGTCGAGCTGTCCGCTCTCGCGGGCTTCTCGAATCGCCTTGGGGGACATGTTTTTGAGGTCATCACGGGTCAACTGCTTGGGACCGGTGACTTTCTTGTCTGAAGTAACCTCGGCTGCCGGCGCTGCCGCCGGTGCGGACTTCGACTTGATCGCTTCTTCGAGTCGAGCATTGAAACGCGTCTTCCACCGTTCGGCAGACTCGCGCATCTCTTCTTCGGTGCCGCCCTTGATGTCCTCAGGGTCAACTCCGGTGATTCTGGCGACCTCTGATCGCAACCGTTCGGTGCGTTCGGTGGTCAGTTCGGCTCGGATCTTGTCGATTTCGGCCCTGGGGTCGAATTCTTTCTTGTCTCCGCCGCTCTTCTCGATGAGCTCGCGCCACTTGGTGGCGTCGTCGTAGTTTTCCTTCGCGCGTTTTTCCCAGCGTCGCTCTTCAACGCGGGTGGCGCGAAGTCTGTCCAGCTCTTGCCGTTCCTCGGCGGTCAAACCATCGGTTTTGGCTTCGGATTTCGGCGCCTTGATGGCGTCTACGGTTCCTTCTGGTTCGCCCGGTTCCGTTACGGCTCCCGGCATGTCATTCGGGGTCACATCAGACATGTGAAATTCCTTTGCGTTTCGCATTGGTGGCGCCCGTACGGGCGAACCCCCTACTGGGGGAAGTCTTGTGGAGCGGGTGGCGCTACTTGTGGCGCCATCTCCGCTTCCTTGGCCCGATCCTTTTCGTCTTGCTTGATCTGATCGGGTGAGTATTTGAGGATGTTTCGGGCGATTGAGCCCCACGACTCCCCTGCCGACGCCGCTTGTGCTGCAGCTGAGTACTTCTCAGAGAGGGTTACGCGGGCTGGTGCCTCGAATGACACCTCGACGTTGCCTACGTCCGCGACACCTTCGGTCTCTAGCGCCTTAACGATGATGGCTTCGAGGCCGAGTTTCACTACCGCAAGGCATGCTTCACACTTGAAAATGAAGCCCTTCTCGGTGTTCATGGCGCCTTCTGCCGACTGATTCGCGCTGTCGGGCATCAGCATGGGGAGGGGGGTTTTCGTGGCGGCTGAGAGCTGCCTGATGTCTTCTTTCGAGGCGGCTAGCATGGGGTTCACGTCGGTTGTCTCGGACTCCCAAATGTCAACACCTGGGGGGAGATCCCACAGCGCTCCGGGGGCTGGTTCAAAGATGGCTGCGTAGTCGATGGCGTTGCCTTTTTCATCGACCGCCGGTAGGGGCTTGTCTCCCTCCTTCTTTAGAGCGCGCTGACGAAATGCCTGCATCGCCATCGTCGACAAGCGCTGCAGAACACCAGAATTGATGCGGTTGATGAGGTCTATATGGGTCTCGAAAACCCCTGCTCCACCCGGGTTGGTGTACACCACCACAGGTGGGGCGCCGTCAGTCTCGATCAGGTCGGTTTCGGGCTCCCAACCGCCCGAGATTCTGGTCATGAGGCGCTTGGAGTTGATGTTCTGCACGTAGCAGGGGCGTGAGAACTTCTGGCGCGCACCGTTCACCCAAACGAACGCAAAGTCTTTCTCTTCGTCTATGTCGCGCCAGTAGCGGATCGCGGCACGCACTCGCCAAGGCTGCAGGGGATCTACTGCGGCGTACATGGTTTCGGGGGAATCGGCGGTGATTATTGCCTGGCCGTCATTTCCCTGCCAGCAAGTCAGGTACGAATCACGGAAGGTCAACCCGTAGTCGAGCCACTGCCGCACAACGGCATCCATACGGTTATCGCGGTAGATGCGTTGCGCCTGCTTAGCAATCGCAGAGTCCGCGGAACCATCAACCGTGATTCCGTTCGGCACGATGCGATCAGAAACAGAGTCCCGTATCAGCATGCCCCAGTTGGTTCGGGACATCTTCTGGAACGCTTTCCAGGATGCTTTCGTGTTCTTCGACTGCTCCGGTAGCGGAGCATCGCCGGACACATACCGGTCCAGGAGCCGGACTCGCGGCATGTTGTCGTCGATGCGCTTGGTCAGGATGGGGAGCCATTCTTCTGGTGTAGACGCCATGGGACTCCCTTCTGTCATTTAGTAGATGCGCCTCGGCACATAAGATTTCGGCCGCGGCTTAGCCCCGGATCGTCGAGCATCGACACAGGCTGTCCAGGACAGGACCGCGGACATTGCTGCGTCGAACTTGTCCTCGAGGCGCCCGTCTTGCTTCTGGAGGATCCACAGCGGCGCTCCCTGGTCGTCAAGGAGCTTCAACTCGTGTCTGCCAGCGTTTCCCATATGCTTGATCAGCGTCTCTTGCCAGGCGTTTTCGCCATAAGTGACGATCCCTGAGTCGATAGCCTCGACATACGCCCTAACCGCGGCGGCCATAGGCGTTTTGCGTTGGGTGAACCACTCGACAACTTGATCGGGGAATCGGGCCGCCCATGAAGCAACGGTTTCTGTCCAGTGGGGCGGGTCGCAGTACATGCGCCACACCTCATACCGGGACATCATGTCCGTGACTAGGTCCGTGACCTCATCCTCTGGGATTTCCCAGTCCTCAGCGTTTTCAGGGCGCTCCCAGCAGCCCAAAAGCATCTGCCGTCCGGTCTCGATATCCGTGATGGTGAGTGCAGTGGCGTCACGGAACCTCGCGCCGTCAAATCCCGCAGTGACGAATGCGCCGTCCGGTATCGGACCCCACGGTTTGCCTTCATCCTCGAAGCGCAGGGATTCGACCTTGAGCATGTCGAACGCTTGGTAGCCAGATTTGCGCCACCGATTCAGCCACACCCGCTCCCAGTAGGCTTTGTCGATGCCCTTGCGGTCGTAGTCCTTTGCAATCCGCTCAAACTGGCCGACGCCCCACTCCCCTACGGGACCGGTGGCGTCTGCGACTGCTGCGATCCGGTTCTCCACCGTAGATAGGTCGCGGTGCTCGTCGCCGGCCCATCGGCGGAAAAAGAACAGGCTAGGGTCGTCAACCTCACCCTTGTCGATAGCTTCCGCTTCGGCGAGAACATCCTCTTCGATGCTGTTCTGCCCCGGCTGCCCGGCGGTGGAGGTGTACAGCGTCCACGGATCCTCAAGGGGACGCTTCGGCATGTTCTGCAGCATCGTTTCGTGCGCGTCCCGCATCCGCTGCATGAACAATCGGTGTGGTTCATCGAAGTGCTGGAAGGTGGTTCGTGCACCATCTCGGGAGCCGGGAGCGTTGGATACCGCGACGACAAAGCCGTCTTCGGTTCCGTTCCAGCCCTTTCGGATGATCTTCTCTTTAGTGATCACGAACAGCTCCGAATCTGGGCCGTTTTCGAGCACGTACTTGAGCACGCCGTACGCGAGCTCTTCCACCTGCTCTTCGGTGACCGCCATCATCGGAATGACGGGCGACTCCACGGGTCGGCCGACCGGATTCCCATGGGCGTCGAACCCGTCACAACGAACCGGAGCCTCAGGATGCAGCTCGCAACCCGATATCCAGGCGGCGAGCTCGGTTTTCGCCAGCCCCTTACGGACCTCAATGGCTCCGCGCTGAAACCTGCGCCGCCCCGCAAGCCGGTGCCCTTGCGGATAGATCTCATAGAGGCGGTAGATGATGCCGCGCTTCTCGTCATCGAGGCGTGCCGGCTGCCCCGATAGGGATCCGGGGCCGAACACCATCCGCTCTTCGATGAACTGGCAGACCTGCGGCCCCAATGTCGGGTAAGACAGGTCGAGCGGCGGAACAATCAGAACCGCCATGGCGGGACTATTGGACTAGCTTGAGCCGCGGATCGGAGTCGGGTTCTGGCATCGGGGCGGGGTTGGGGACGCCGCGGCGCTTCTGTCCCTTTGCCTTCGAATCCTCCGACTGCTCGATCTGCCATTCCAGCCGGCGCCGAGCCATCGGGTTAGTTCCGTAGTCGACATCGGCCTTCTCGAGCCGAACCTGAATCTCAGCCCGCTCTTTCGCTGTCTCCGCCAACCAAAAGTCGTTGTACAACATCGCCACACGCAACAAACCGTTGATGTCCGACTCCGTGTACTCGGGAGCCATCGGAGACGACCAAATATCAGACCACCACCGCTTCGTCATCGAATGCCACGCGATCTCCTCAGGGAGCTCGGGCGCTTCAATGTCGTGATCGGCAGACAAAACAGCCCTGGTCGTCGTCTTATTGCGCCGAGCAACCAGACTCGGATCTTTCTTGGTGGGTCCAGGCATCATCAACCTCCCGTTTCGGGACTTGGACGCCCCGTTTCGGGGCCGGAAAAGCTGGGGAACCCGTACAGACCGAAAAGACGGCGTCTGGCCGATGTCCGGGCGTGGGTGGGTGGGGGGTGGTCCCCAGGGGGGTCATTGCCGGGCCGTGTTGGCTTCCTGTGCGGTTTTCCAGGCGTGGCAGGTGTGGCAGGTTGCTTGGCAGTTGATTGCGAAGTCTGTGCCGCCGCGGCTGACTGGTTTGATGTGGTCGACTTCGGTGGCGTGGGTGGTGCATCGTGGTCCGCGTATCTGGCATGTGTGGTTGTCGCGGTGTAGGACGTAGGCCCTGGTGCGTCTCCATGCGCTGGTTCCTGTGCGTCCTGCGGATGCGGTGCGTGGACTGGAGGACCAGCCGCTTACCTTGTGTTGGGGGCAGCGTGTATCACCGTGCACTAGCTCTGTGCAGTCCTTGTGGGAGCAGACCTTAGGGGCGCGGAGCATGGCCATCTCTGGACAACTGCAGTCGTGCGCGCTTCTGCTGCTCCTCCACTGTGGTAACAGTGACCGGTCCGTTGAAGTTGATGGTGTTGTCCACGTGTTGGCCTGTGCCGGGTTCTCCGTTGGGTATCCAGGCGTAGTCCCATTCACGGTAGGACGCGACGTTGGTTTCACCGTTGAAGATGTGCAGCACGTTGGTGGGGCTGGACAGGTAGTGAGTGCCTGATGGGTGGACGTATTCCTTGCCTCGTGAGCAGACCAGGACGGGCATCAGCAGTACTCCAGCTCTGTTGTGGGTCCAGCCCATTGGGTGCGTGTGCCTGTGCGGTGGGCTTTGCGTGGGGCGTTACGTGTAGGGCGCTTGGAGATCAAGGTGTCTGCGTCCTCATGATCCGTAAGACTTGGCCATGCGTAGGCGATGCGGTGCTCTTGGTCTCTGGCCCATGTGGTGATGGCGTCATCGATGGGCATCTCAGGAAGAGCCTCGAGGAGATCTGGTACCAGGGTGGTGCGGATGCAGTACCCCACTGCGTGCAGTAGATGCTCGGATACCAGCCAGGGTGAATCAGTTTGGTCGGCTCGGGTTGTGGCGCGCTGTATGCCGCGCTGCCATAGCCGCGGATAGTTGGTCCCCAGATACAGGGACACGATGTCACAAGGGGCCGCGGTGAGCGCTTTATTGAGCTGCGTGCGGAAGCCGTCTACAGGTTGGGCGTCATCCTCCAGCACAACAACCCACTCGGTAGGGCTAGTGGATAGCCACTCAAGTACGTGGCGGTGGTTGCCGTTGCAGCCCTTAGATCCGTTGTCTAACGACAGGAACGCTGCACCAGTAGCTTCCATCAACTCATGAGCAGAAGCGGCCCGCTTGTTGTGAGCGACGATGCCGATTCGGTAAGTCACCCTCCGGGGCGCTCCATGATGGCTTTACCTATCTCGGCCGCAAGCGCCGGGATTTCGATACAACCATCGACCGTGAGGTAATCCCCGCCGTCATACGTGTACTCGACCTGCTCGCGCAGTTCCTTACGTAGGACTTGCTCGATAAGTTGTTGCATGGCCATATCGATCACTCGCCGCTGGAGCTGGTTCATGCGCTCGTCGGGTCTCATGAGTTGAACTCCGAAGCGAGTGCGTCGTAGGCGTCCGCTGCGTCGAGTAGATGTTGCGCGAGCTCGCGCGCACCAACACTGTCGCCGTAGTAGATCTCCCCGCCACACCCGTCACTTATCACTGGGTAGTACTCACCAGCACACCAAAGCTGGTTCAATTTGTTGCGTGTTGCGATATAGACCCTGAACGGTCCAAAGTCGCGGGGCCAACCTTCCATCCCTCAATTATCCTGCGGTTCTGGACAATCTGCGGTGTCTAGCGGGTTAGAGAGGCAGGCGCTCAACCGAAGACAAGCGCAGTGTGGTGGCGCTCGTTGCGGCGGCGAACCGGAACGGTTCGATGCGCTGATTGGTCTTGCGGTTGTAGACCACGTTCGTGAAGTCCACCCGATATGTCAGCTCGGGCAGCGGGCCGATGGCTTCGGTGTTGGCGAGCAGCTTCACACCCGGTGTGGAATCGAGAGTCTTCAGCACGCCGTCTTCCTCGATGCGTCCGATGATCGGCTCCAAACGCACCGTGGTCGGGATATCAGAGATGGTGGCCATCACTTCCTTCACCGAAGGCGTGAAAGTGACAGTGCCAGAAATCATCTTCAGATCCGGCTCGCTACCCTCATCGGACCCGTCAGAGACGATGGCCTGATAGGTGTCGGCCACAGTGAAGTACACGAAGGCTGCCATTAATCGTTCTCCCTTCGCATCTCATCAGCGAGGTCTTCTAGACGCTTATGTTCATCGGCCATCGCTTTAGCGCGGTCACCGACAGGATCGAAAGGCGGGGTGCGCCACCCACAGGAGCAGGCACCACCCTTGCGGGTCTTCCCGCCTGGCAGCATCTGCTCAAACGTTCCAACGATGTGGGAGTTCACCCACTCCGCCAAGGTGTATTGGGTGCCGTCAGGGCCGGTGATGAGATGGTCGGCCATCACACACCCCCTGCGGTGAGTTCGCGGATACGTTCATGTGTTGTCGCCTGCCGGTACAGCTGGTAGCGGGCCTTATTGCGTTCAGTGGCGGCACGATCAGCGGCGGTCAGGTGATCACCACTGGCACCGGGCAGGTGGTACAGGTGATATCCCGGTCCGTCGATGAAGCGGGTTGGGCCGCAGCACACCTCAAATGCTCGGCACATCGCGTCATCGTCATACCAAGCACCCTCGAACGACTCGTCGTATTGGCCGATCAGTGAGAGCGATTCCCGGGAGACGACATTGACAGCACCGATCGACTGACGGTCGCCTCGGACCTGGGTGGCCCGTGCCTCGTGTGGTGCGAGGGTGTGGTCACGCACACGCTGCGAGTCGTCCTCGGTGATCGCCATGAACCGCGAGAATGGTACGACCAGGCCGGGAGCAGAAACAGCCTGGTCGCATGCTTGGAGGATCTGATCCGCATCCACCAATAGATCAGATTCGCTGTACACCAACACATCAGCGTCGGTGTATGACGCGCCCCGGTTGTATGCGGCGGAACGGTTGAATGACTCATATCCGCAGCGGCCATCATCCACCACAGTCACTGTCGCGCCCTGGGCGATGCGGAAGTCTCTCCAGTGCTCCAACACTCGAACAAGGTTGGCGGGTCGGTTGGAGTCCTTGCCGCGGTCCCTGAATGGGATGATTACGGCAATGTTCACGAAAGTTACTCGTCCCGACCAAAAGCCTGATCACGTGCGCGACGCAAGGTCCGGATCATATTGTTGATCACAGATCTGTCGATGTCGAAGTAGTAATCGAAAGGTTCAACATCACCGCTTCTATCGCCGTGATACTGCACATGGAGCTGCACTAGATCCCGCTCCCTACCCCAGCACAGCTGTATCTCTGATCCTTGAGGTAGGGCATTATCCCAGTCTCCAGTCCATCTTGGGTATTTCACTGTTACTTTTGGCATCTCGCCTTTTCCCTTCGGTATCACACCGTGTTTAACTCCGCGGCTATTCGCCCATACCCCATGCGCAGCTTCTCCCATGTCTCATGAGGGAGTTCCTGGGGTCCAAATGACAAGTGGGAGACCACAAACCCTCTATGGATGACTCGGGGCTGCATATTGGCTGCGCCTTCGTCACCGATCTTGAAACCGTGCGGCCAATCCCTACCGGCGATATGGGCAGGCGAAGGGGTGTCCAGTAGGTCCGCGATGCGTTTCAGGGTGGGGTGGTCGAGTCCGATGCAGTTGATCGACAACCAATCCGTCGTCGGGATGACCTGGTTGGGTTGACCGGTCACATCCCGCCAGTGGGTCAGGAAGTGTACGTGTGACATGTGGGCGTAGTCGCCGGACATGTGCACATCCAACAAAGGGATGTTCAGGTTCTCGAAGCCGCGCCAAATCAACGGCTCCAACCATGTTGAGGCGCCATTGTTCACCGTCAGCGCGGAGACAACACTGCCCCGGTTGTTGTCTATCGCCTCAAGGTATTCACCGAAGCGTGCAGTCTCGAAGAACACGTCATCGTCGTCGACCTTGACGAACAAACAGTCCCGATACTCGGGTTGGGCGTAGTGCCACCACACCTTGTTGAAGCCCGTCCAATGGCATCCGCCGTGAAAGTCGTTGCGGACTGTGATCCGCTCCCCTGTGATGGTTTGCAGATACTCCCCATCCTTGGGGTCGCGGGCGAGGTTCCAGATCTCATACTCAACATTCGGATGCTCGCCCAGGATGCGCTTGATGTACGGGACCTGAAGTTCCATGTTGGCTTTACGGCCTGCGAACACAAAGAGGATGACTCGCAACACAAACTCCCTAAGTGATCCGAATCGCCCAAGCCTCATGCGAATGCCCAACCACACACCAGTTGATGCCGGTGCGGTCGGCGTACTCTCGCCAGGCTTTCATCTCGTGGTCTTCACAGCCGTCGTAGCCGTGCCATTCATCAAAAACAACATAAGTTCCCGGCTTGAGCTGTAGGTGCTCCAAAGCTGTTGCCGTGGACGAGTAAAGGTCGCAGTCGATATGCACCAAACCACACTCGGGGAACGTGAACCCCGGCAGGGTGTCGGCGTACCGGCCTATCACTAGGCGAGTGTTGTTGATGGCCGGTGGTTTATGCGCGAACGACCCCTTAGGGAACCCTTCGCGCCAATCCTCGGGCAGTCCGGTGAAGCTGTCGAACCCGATCACCGGCATGTGCTCGGCAATGATGCGGGTCGATTCGCCTTTACCTACCCCGAACTCCAAAGCCACACCGGAAGGTCTCAAACCGACCACGTGCCGCAGAAGCGAATAGTGCTCCGCGGGCGGGAAGTACGGGCCTAGACCGTAGTCCTGGACACCTTCGCCTTCCCGGTAGGGAAAGTACGGCCATGTTGGGTGCTTGTGGCCCCAACGGTTTCCGTTCGCCTCACACATCCGGGCGCGCTCGGGAAGCTCAAACCGGGAGGAACCTGTGCGGTTTCCTTCGGCTTTGTCCCGCGAGTAGATCACATTGTGTGATCGGCGGACATCGGCGAACGGCCATCGCGTCAACCCCGCGTCGTGGATCCGCTGTGACCAGTCCACGTGTTCGCCGCCGTGCGCCCCATATCCGATATCCATGCCGCCCACCGCGTCGATCACTCGACGTTCGGCATACAGGAGAACCCCGCGGGGGAATCCGATAGCGAAATGCTGCTCGTCTTGGTAGGTGACGCTGTGTCGGCCACCGCTGGGCCACTGGAACGACAGATGCGGTTCCGGCGACTCAACGTAAGGCTGCCACCACTCGTCTGTCGTGGGCCACACATCGTCGTCGGCGAGAAACAGGTGGTCGCACCCTAAATCCATGAGCTCTGCGATACACCGGTTTTTCGCCATCGCTATCCCCATTGGATACGGATGACGAACAACGCTCACGCTCGGCACTCGATGCACCGGGATTCCCCGCCAGCCCTCAAGGCACAGCGGTTCGTCGCTGCCGTCGTCCACAACAACAATCGGCACATCGGCTGAGGTGTGCTCGATCCAATGCGTTAACGCGTTGAGGAGAACATCGCGGCGGTTGTGGGTGGTGATCGCAACCCCGAGCACTACTGCCCCTCTTCACAGTGCGGGCAGCAGTCGTACCGGAGACGGCGCCCGCAGTACTCGCAGTGCTGCACGGCCATCTGATCTCCCGTTTCGCCTATACCCGTCGGGGTGGAGGTCTACGATCCGCCAATGATCAAGATCGCAGCTGCAGCCGCCGTAGCGGCCAGCATTGTTTTCGCGCCCGCGGCATACGCGGACGATGACGCCTACCTGGACGAACTGTCCGGGCAGGGCTTCCAAGTGATGTGGCAGTCCCGGCCGTTCCTACTGGCTGCCGGCAACGGCATGTGTAATGACCTACGCAACGGGGAAACCCCGGAACAAGTCGCCTCGCACTCCAACTATCCGAACGCGACACCAGCCAATCTGCTGGCTATGGCGCGATCGGCGAAACGGAACCTATGCCCCTAGGTTCACGGTCCAACAGCTCATCCATACGGCTGTAGGCCACCAGCTCGGCGTCAACATCACCCTCAGTACGGGCTATACGTAACCGCTGCAACGCTTCTAGGATGCGGAGCTGGTTAGCGGTTAGGGCCACGGCTAGTTCCAGGTAATCCGCTCACAGAGCGGGAGAGCGGGCCGCACGCACGATGTAGCCGCGCTCAAACGACGGCACATCGAAAGCGCTACGCACGCTGTCCAGCTCTGGGTACTCCCCCAGCGGTTGACCATCAAGCATGATTGCCTCCCAAAGGGATTCGGGAATCAGTAGTAGCCGCGCCCGCGCGGATCGTGAGCATTGACGAGATGTGGATCGTCACCGCCGAAGCGGACGAGTACAACGTCATACGGTGACGAGCCGTCTTCGAATGACCACCTGAACATGTCGATCAACTCGTTGCGGATTCGGTCACCCTCATCGCTTGTGTCCCAACCCTCTTTGGAGCCGTCAGGCAGGAACGCGACAACCCAATCGTCGTTTGCGGCCGTGTGAATGGGGCCAACGAGCAGCGGGCGGAATTGCTCTGGTATCCCTTCCCGATACGCAGCGATGTCTGGCATGCCGTATTCCTTGGGATCGTCAAGGGCGAATCCCGATATGGTGACGATAAGCGCGTGATGCGCGATGTATCCCATACCTCAATTATCCCGTGTTTCAACGGGATCAGCGGTGTCTAGCGAGTCGAAATAGTAGGTCTCACCCATGAATGTTGCCCAGCGGGGAATCAGCTCGCCACCCGATGCCGTCCAGCTCATCCCGGATTCCGTACGTCGTCTATCGAACCGGGACCGAACATGCGGCGGCGCTCAGTGGGGCCTTCAGCCTCCAGTCGACGCACCTTCTCGACCATCGCCTCGATGTAAACCCGTTCATACGTTGCGATAGCACGACTTAACTCTTCATCCGATGTATCAGAAGGATCGAAAGACAGGCCGAGTTCACGTGCCCGGTCTATATGGGCTTGAGATGGTTCAGTCACGGCGCTCGATTCAAGACGACCGACCCGTACATGCGCACCCATCGAATGCACTGGTTCTCGGCGCTCGTACGACGCCGAAATGACCAGCGCTGCAGCACCTTCCCATACCTGGATAGCTGTGCTTCGTATCTATTGAGGAAGCAGGGTTTACCTAGTGCGTGGAACTGCTTGCGCCGGTACTGGCAGACGTAATCGTGGGACAGGTGGCCATTTAATGCGTAGTGCACAGCATCGGCGAGGCTGGGCTCGGATTCGGTGATGTTGGGCTGGGAAATCTCTTGCGTGCTCATCTCTCAATTTTACCGAGCGACAGCGTAAGTCGCGGTGTCTATTCAGGTGTGAGGGTGTAGCTTTCACCAGTCTTAGAGTCGGTGATGGTGGCTTCTATGGTTCCGTTGATGCGCTGTAGTCGCGCCCACACATGCTCATCGAGTTGGATGGAGCCTTGGGGCATACCGTCTTCGTGTCCCAGCCACATGGTTCGGGAGGTGTGCCGGTACTCCCGGTTTTGGTATCTGAGTACCGCCGTGACGGGTCCATCACCTTCGATACGGTATGACACCTTGTCGAACATGTGTTCGATATTAGAACGAGGAGCCTACAGGGGCAAGTCAGGCATTGGTGCGCCCATCTTCCAAGGACCCCGCGTTACGCCCTCCAAAGACTCCTTGGCGCGTTCAGAAATATCGCTCATTCACCCATTATTTAAAAATGAGCCCCGCTAGTGCATTTCTGGACAGCGGGGAGGTTTGAATGAAAAGACCCCGACCTAACGAGAGATCGGGGTGGGGATTTGAAGTTTTAGGTTCTGACGCATACAAGCGCCGTTGGCGTCAGTTTACCAAGCGAGGCGCACCGGTTTTGTCAATAGGAGGCGGCGTGTCACTGATGCTGCTCTATTTTGCGGCGCACGTCATCGGCAGAGATTCCCCATGATTCGGCGATTTCTTCTACCGATAGACCCTGTTCCTGGAGCTGTCGAATAATGCCGATGGTGATCTGCCGAACGCCGTCCACATTCTCCCAAGGGCTTACCAGGCGGCGAAGGACGGTTCCGTTACGGACTTCGTCGGGGTTCACGAACGGTTCCTGGAGGTAGGCGGCGGCAGCGGCGGCCGAGGTGAATCCGTCGCGACGTACCGGATACCAAAGTCCATGCTTCAGCTGTTCGTAGTTGATGGAGTATTCGTATTCACTCATCAGGCTTCCATTCCTCGGACGTAGTTCTGGTTACCTCAAGGAGGACGTCGTATTCGTGGGGCTGCGCATACCAGCAGACGCGATTGACTGTGGCGGACCACATTCGATCACTGATGGTTTCGCCGACCCTGGGAACGCCAGCCAGGAGTACTTGCTGGCCCGCGCGATTCTCTCTGAAGTCTTTGACGATCGCCCTAATCTGGCCGATGACCTTGATATTCGTCACCGCGTCAGTCATGGTTCCTCCTAGGCGTTTGATAGTTGGCTTACTCGTTGTGGCGAAACATCCAAGAGTGCAGCCGAGTCGCGCACGGGCACTTGGGCTTGCGTGAGTGCGCGGGCGAGTGCGGTTAGATCCTCCAAGGCCGCTGCCGCAGCAGCTTCCGCGGCTGTACGTTCTGCCACGATCTTGCGGGCGCGAGGCGCTACATCCCCGAGGTCGCCAATCTTGACCTTGGCGATCTTCACCGCCACTTCACTTATGGGTGTATTGGTGTCGACGGCAATGAAGCTGCGCGCCATGTCTTCAATCTCGCTGATGCGGCGGGCTTGGGTGAGTCCGTCGATTTCGGGGATCTCTACCATCCACCACTTGCTGTCGCGGACGACGTTGATGTTGTAGGTCTTCATCCCTACCCTTCCTCGGATTCCTTGATTGCCTTGTTCACCTGGCGGACAACGCCGGGGCTGGTCGTCCGGTGACCGTCGGCGATGGTGATGCGTGCGCCGGACGGGTGCACCCATGTGGAGTGGCTGCCGTCGGTGCGGTCCTTGACGAAACCAGCGTCCTTGAGGCGCTTGACCGTCTTGCGTGTGGGTTCTTCACTGACCATGACTTTAGTCTAGTTCGTAGACTATTTCTAGTCAAGGGGTTAGACAAAAAAGATTGCAGGTCATTGAGAAGATGGGTGCTCTGCCAGCCGAGGGTGCTGCTCCAGCAACGGTTACTGTCAAGCGCTAGTAGCGACTAGTTTTAGAGCGCCCGCCTTGGCCCATATCGGGTTAGCGTGGTTGCGCCAGAGCCACTGATCATGTTCGTTGTTGAAGTCATGGCTCGCTTTAATCGCTTCCACAACCCCGCCTGGATCGGCGTCATACGGACCTGATGACCAGGCAGCGTTTGCTTCGATCACCTTAGGATTCCCAGCGTTGGTAATCCCGATGTCTAGCACGAATCCAGGCGGGTAAGCGACCTCTGGGTCACTCAATACAAGCTTGGCGAAACGCTCCATCTTGCGCATCTTGTTCTTCACCAAGGGTGCGATCGGTGGATCTTCATCACCCCACACCCAGTCCCGATGGCGATAGATACTACTCGCGGCAATCTCGCCGTGCGCTACGAAGAACCGGGCCTCTGTGTCGAAATCCATGACACCTTGTATCTGGACCAAAGTGCTGTCCGGTAGGCCATACTGGGCAAGGTTTGACCGCATATGCTTGGTGGCATGGGTGCGTGCGGGGAATGAATCCACCTTAGCTTCAGGCAGTTTGACGAACACTTCAGGCTGTCGTTCACACAACAGCGTCTCGCGCTCAAAGAACCCACCCCAATCTCCCAGCCAACCCGTGGATACCTCTCGCCCCTTGTATTCCATAGGCAGTTTATCCAGCCAGAATGGCCCGCAAGACAGCAGTGGCAGTCGCACCCCGGCCTTATGGGCACTGGCCACCCAGGCACCCGGCGCCCACCAGTAGGTATCCAGTGCTGTCGCCGGGTTGATGTCGAAGCCGAAATCCTGCACAGCGCCGTACGGTTTGAATAGGTCGGCGAGCCAAGTCTTATGCGTGACGATACGGAGCCTCATCCCGCCTTCTTTCCCGACTCATCTGACCGGTGGTGTGCGTCCAGCACATCCCCTAACCGGAAGAACTTCACATCCCCATCTACTGCACACGGTCGTAGGGGGTTCTTACGCCGTGCGGCTAGGGTCTCCACTCGGCGCTTGTTCAGTCCCTTGCCGATAGCGCCCATCTTGTTGGCCAGCTTCTCCACCTGGCCGGCTGTGACAACGAGCCGGTTCGCTTCATGCACCCGTCCGCGGTCGATCACGATGTCGTCGTCGGCGGGGATGTCTATCTGTCGCCAGCACTCATCGATAGCGGCTTTGATGTCCTCGTAGGCTTCTTCTGAACCTTCAGTGAGGGCTAAGGCGATCATGTTGACTCGCAGCCACTTCGCCAAGGTGATGATGTCGTTGCCCTTGTCCCACACGATCGCTCGCTGTTCACATACCAGCCTCACCCACGTGCCCAAGCAGTTGTGCAGTACGTCGGCGGCGTTGTGTGCGCCGATATGGATGGGGACCTGAGATTCAGGTTTGGGTCGTCGGGACATACTCAACCCCGGCCTCTGGATGCGGGCCTGGCGGGTGAGGGTGACGGACAGCTCCCCGATCATGCGGGGGATGCTGGCCAACTCCTCACGGAGCTTGTGTTGTGAGCCCTTATCTAGAAAGAAGCTGTCAGAGACGGACATTCAGGCGCCCTTCTTCGGGAAGTCTTCGTGCGGCTGCGGCTTTCCCCACATCTCGTAACCGATCTGCGCCACTTGGTCCAACTGATCCCTCAACTCATCCAACCGAACCGACAGGGTGTGCATATGGAGTCCGATGACTTGTAGTTCACCGAGGATGTTGGCGGGATGCCGGATGATTCCGCTGCGGTCGCTCACAAGGCTTCTCCGTTCGACGGTGGATCGTTCTCTGCCATATAGCGTTCCCAGGCGAGACGGCGGCGATTAGCAGAAGCCGCAGCATTCTCCAGCTGGTCGCAGCCGCAGTAGCCTTGATACATTCCAGCTTGTCCCTCATTGACAGATAGACACGCGCCCATGTTGTAGTCATGAGCGCTGGCACCATGTCCACAGTTGTCACACTCACCAAAACCCGATTGGCGCCAGTGCGGTATAAGCGGTTCAGCACTCACGGGGCATCACTCCCTAATATCACCTTGACGCCAGTTACTGCCTCGTACTCGGCTACGGTGCCAATCCTGTTCATGTCCGCGTCGTACAGGGTTATCGCCGCGCGTGGGATTGACAGCGTGACGGTGCGTGAAGATTTCCGGTACTTGGCATTCCAGTTCCATAGGATCCTTTGGGGACCGGTGGCATTTGCGCCAGGACAACCAGCACTTGGGGCCTCATGTCGATCTGCGCAACACAGCGTGCACATGGATGCGACTAGCGGTTTAGCACTCAACTCAGCCACGGCGGTACCCCGTCAAACCATTGAGTCCGAAATCTGACCGCTTAAACCGCCTCGCTTCCGCCCCTTTACCTTTGAGGATCTCTTCCGCAAGCCATACGGAACGGTATGCATTGATTTCCGCGTCGACACTCGGCGAATAACACGACCAGTCGACCGTCTTGGTGAAGATGCCCCATGCCTTGCGGCGTAGCTTGACCATCAAATATGTCTTCTCTAGCGGCTTGTCAAACTTGACCTCCCACCACATGCCAGCAGGTGGGTCGGGCATCTTGTACTTACTCAACTCTCACTACCTCCGGGAATTGCCGCTACTTGCTTCGGTTGGCAGTTGGTCCAATGCATCGATTCGTGACCGGCAGGGAGCCCACACGGTCCACAGTCATAGCCCCACCCTTGCCGGATTCTGTGGTCGCCGTGCCAGCTGTTGTCACATGGAGCCCCACATGTTTCGGCATTGGGATCAAGGAAGAATGCAATTAGTGTGATGGGCGCGAATCCAAGTAGGCAGTATTCGCAATAGAAGTGCTCGCCGTCAGATCTAGTCTCGCCGCCGCAAGCACCACATACGGGCATCTGTGGTACTGCATCAGGTAATGTGCCCATACCTCAATTATCCTCCGTTTCAGGACAAGTCGCGGTGTCTAGCCCGCTTTCCTTTCCTGGTTCCACCTACGCCTGTCCTTCAATGACAGCTCCCCGTAGATACCGTGTTGGTCGTGTACCTCTATGGCGAATTGGAGGCATTGGAGTTTGACTGGGCATCCGTGGCAGATTTCCTTGGCCCGCTTACATTCCCGGCTTGCGCCTTGATCTGGGAACCACCACTCCGTGGGGAGTCCGCGGCACGCTGCTTCGTCTTGCCATGACAGGTCAGCGACAAGACCGGTGAGGCATCCGACGATGTCCGCGGCGACACTTCCCCCTGCTATCCAGTCGGTAGGGTTTGAGTGCGGCATCAGCTTGCCTCCTGCCGTGCGGCCCTGCGTTTGTACCCAACGCGCCGAGACATCTTGCGGCACTCTGTCGAGCAGTAAGCCGAATGTTGATACGCGGATTGATATCGCTCACCACATACCGCGCACAGCCTCCATGGCCTACTCACGCGCTTCAGCTCGTCACGACGCCGATTCTTGGGAATGGCGCGCCGTCGCTCGCATTCACGACATGAACGCTTGGTTCCACCGTTTGGACTTCTATCTAGCCTGGTATTTGATTCGGTGAACTCGTGGCCGTATTTGCAGTGAGTCTTATTGGCCCAGTACGCGGTGCCGTGATCGAGCATGTCTTGGCTGTTTTCTTGCCAAGTACCCCACGCGAGGTTGTCTTTGTGGTTGTTACGCCCATTCCCGTCTAGATGTCGGACCACAGCACCAGGCGGACGAGGGCCATGAAATGCTTTGCACACCAGTTGGTGCACATGCGCAGTGCTGTGAACCCCGGATCGACTCAGCTCCACTTTGTAGTAGTGCTTTCCGAACCTCTGTTTCAGCACCCTTCCTCGCAGCGATGTCTTACGGCCCAATCGAGAGATGCTGACGCGGTTTATGCTTCGCACCCGCCCAGTGCTGCTAACCTCATAAAGCCCTTCCCATTCGGGCACCGGGCGCCAGATCTCATTGGACATCAGCTGGCCTCCCTGTTACGCATGATCTTCGCGCGCTCACGAGGGCCTAAGCCGCCGTAGATCCCGTCGCGTTCGTCGTTGACGATCGCGTAGGTCAAGCACTCAACCCTGACTGGGCATGAGCGGCATATCTTCTTGGCGTATTGGTACTGCACGGTGATCGACTCACTATCACCGTCGCCACGCTTATGGGGGAAAAACGCGTCCGGGTCTGCGGTGGCGCAGGACGCCTGGATCATCCAGGGCTCCGGTTTCAGGCAGGGTAGTTCCGCCTTACCGGAGATGATGCGCGGTCCAGGGTGAATATCGTCACGCATTTCATTTCCTCCAACGTGTCTCATGCGGCCAATGCCTTGGTTTCCCTAAATCCCCCTGCCCATCCATGGCTATCCATCTACAGGGATGTCCTTCTGGGGCACTACAGTCCGGGCACACCCGCTCGGCAGCCCCGGTTTCGGTGTATGCCGTAGGTTTCCGCCGGCTACCGGTGTCTTGGTAGTCAGACATTCAATTGCCCATAATCAACGTCAGATTCGTCATCCCGCTCGACGAATGTGTATCCAAAGGGGCCGGAAATACCCGCGCGTTTGTACCAGTAGCTATCCACCATAGACACATCAGCTTCAGCGTCCTTCTCTGTGTGATACGCGCCGTACCAGCAGGTCGCACCGGCCACGTGTGGGCGTCTATGGCCGATAAACCACTTCTGTGCGTCGCTCATCGCTCTAGCTCCTCTGTTGTGAAAATCAAGGGGGCGAGGAGGTGTAGGACGTACTTCACACCACCTGGCAGCTCAAACCCATCTGGAAGCGGGCTGTTTAGCTCTGAGTGCAACTCCCGTATCGGTTTCAAAGCCTCACGGGCAGCGGCTTGCATGGCCGGGATTATCCCGGGCTGTGCGAACGGCCTTGGTTCATAAGCCCGTTGTGCCGCCTCTACTGCTGGATCGGTCATTTAAACCCCATCGTGATCACGTTTTTCATTTGAGCACCGGCTCTCCATTGACCATTGGAACGAGAACATCCAGGGGCTTACCCTTGCGCGAGGCGCAGTCTGGGTCATCATGTCCGCCGTAGCAGACCTCATGGCAAAGGCAGTGGCAGACGATTCCGTGACATGTCGGCGTTCCGCTTCCATTCTTGAATCGGCGCTTGGTGCGACTCATAGTCCTAGTTCCTCACTTGGGTAGACCCGTTTAGACAGTTCGTCCAGAAAGTCTTCGACCGTGCCTGCGCAGTAGGCGTCGCCTATATCTCGCGTGCTGTACGGCTTCCACGTTCGGGCTTCGGCAATTAGTTCCTGTACCGACTTAGCCATCTCACGGGCGCCACACTCTGCCGCGTACCCGAGTGACACACTCGCCAATCCATCACCAATGCGCGCAATGGCTTTCACCCTCGCTTCGATTGCAGGGTCAGACATCGTGAGTGTCATTCCATGAGTAATCGATTGAGCTGCCGAGTGATCGGCAGAAGTCGCGGAAACGGTCATATGCCTCACCCGAGTTCACGTACACCGTGAATTCTTCGTAGGTGTCTGTGTCGGGTAGCTTCACGTCCGGGTACCAACGATTTTGGGTGTTCATCTTCCACCTGCCGCGAATGCTGCTACAGCCGGATCAGGACAGACTCTCGCTGGTAGATGTGAATACCCACGAGCTGCCTCAATGCTTAGAGGGTGACGGTATCCGCAGGCAATGCAGGGAAATTCCTCGTACCCGTACGTTTCGTTCATCGCCCGCCCCTTGCGAATGCTGCTATAGCCTCAGCACCAGAGGGGAACTGGTGTCGGCACTCCCACTGTCGAGAGGTGGGGTTCCGGTGTCCGACCACCCACATGCCTTTGCGTTCTTCCCATATCGACCACTTCAAATCTGGCGCGTATATGACTCGGCTGGATCGCTTCCAGAGGGTAGAGAATGGCCACCACGGGTCTGGATCGCTCATAGCTTCACCACGTCTTCTATGAGGTCGTGTGGTGCCGTGACTTCATGCCCGCAGCAGGTGCAGCGTCCTTTGCGTCTGGTCTCTATCGAGGCTTGTACCCAGTTCCCGATCGTGGATACATGCTCCCCGCAGATGAACACTTCAACGGCTGGTCTGTCGCAGTGGCCTACGAGGTGGATGGTGACCATGAAGTCCGCGGGCCTGTAGCAGTCTTGGCATGGGGGTGTGCATTCGATCTTTAATCGGGCTAGGAACGCCGTAGGGGTCTCTAAACCGGTTCGGGGTTGTAGTGACACCGCTGGTTGTGGTTTGGGCTGTGTGCGTTTAAACCAGGCGGTCATAGCGGCATCACCAACATCGACCACGATTCGCCGCAGAACCGACAGGTGGGTCCTAGGGATGCCTTGATGTTCTTCATGACCCCAAGGCATTCGTCGCAGAGGTCCATGACGAAGTTCCCGTGCTCGAACATGTCCGCGCCGTGGATCCGGACTATCCACGCGGCTTGACGGTCGCAGCCGTGCTCGTGCGTCGTGCCGTTGCAGCCGTGTATCCGACACCCACATGCCCTCGCTGGCATTTCTCCTACGAGTTCTTTGATGTCTGTTATGGCTTGGGTAGTCACGATGCCGACCTCCTTTGGTTTGTGGCGTCATGGACAAGCTGGAGATTTGGGATGGGCGTCTTGCATTCGCAGTCGATGACGCCGGAATCGTCAGGGAGGTCGATCCATCCGCTGCCGCCGCAGAGCTTGCAGTTGCGTCGCCGCTCGGCCGCTGCTGTGCGTGCTGCCTTCTCTGCGATTTCGGCCTGGAGTTCCTGTGCCTTCTCGGCGTCTTTGACTCGCTTGCAGCCCCGGCAGTTTTCGTCTTCGGGATTTCCGTAGGGGTGGCGCGCGCAGCGCGGGGCTGACGTCGACTCGGGCTCTGGTGAGGTTCCCGGTTTTGGTGACCCCCCTAAAGATTCATTCTGAGGAACGAAGAATGAATCTTTAGTTGGGGTTGGGGTTGGGGTTGGGTTGTCGTGTTCCGCCAGCGTTCCTGCAGCGTTCCGAACACCGTTCTTCCCGCGTTCCGAACGCTGTTCCGAACTACGTTCTACCGCCTGCCTAGCCTTCCAGGCCTCCTTGCGCGCCCTAGCTTTCTCGGCCTTCTCCTCGATTTCCTGACGCGAAAACTGGAACTTCAGGTAGTCGTGGATCAGGTACTCATCGCCGCCAGGTTCGCCGCCGTCTTCGCGGGAATGACATTCCTCGCACCCATGGCCACACTCGTGCCAAAGCTCTGATGCCATCATCCATTCGATGACCAACTTCACCGCGTCATCACCGTCGACGCCAACACCGAAGCAATCCGATTGACTAGTGGTGATACCGATGCCGTCGAAGTCAAGGAAAAGTCGAGCCTTGTTCTTTTTGAAGAATCCGTCCGTTAGGTTCCGGTTACAGAAACCCATCGCCGCGAAGTGCAGCGCCACCCCCAGCGGTCCGACTTCACTGAACTTGTCGTTGTCGTAGAAGTCATCAGAGACGCGTATCCAGCCCATCTACACCGCCTCCTGGTTTGTGAAGTCAGACTCGAAAGCCATAGAACGCCACAACTCAGATGGGTCTCCACCGCCATACATGCCAGTCGGGAAAATGACCTGCCAGGATTCGTCCACTTCGGACTGATCCTTAACGGGGGCATCCCAATACAGCCCGCCGGTGGCGTCCTGACATCTAGTTGCTAATGCACCGTCTGCGCGACGCCTCACAACATCGGGCGGGTCGCCCAAGCGCTTCTGATTGACGGATCCGATTGCAAGCCTAAGTGCGCGAGTGTCGGCGACGGCGGCAGAACTTCGGAACATCCCCCCGTATTCCATGTGGGTTGTTAGTGCCGTCACCTCGTCGTCCGACAGTACCCACTGCCCGGGAACTATGCGCTTATTCATCGTCACTCCTCTCAAATCCCCCACAAGGGCAGTACCGATAAAGAGGCTCAAAAGAACCAGGGAGTTCAGCTAGGCATGTGCCGCCGTGAGATTGGTGCTCATCGAGACCGTGGGTGCAGGTGCAGGTGTCAGTCACTGGAGGACTCCCGTCGCCGCTTCGCTAGCTCGTCATTGAGGTACCAGATGGCCTTCTCAAGATCCTCGATGGTGTTGTGTTTCAGGTCCGCTCGCCAGATGTACTTGACGGCGTTCCCGAGGTTGAATCCCATATGGCGGGTCACCTGTATGCACTCAATTCCACTCGGATGAGACGTGTAGTGCGCTTCTCCGACTACCTTGTTGGTGCTCGACTTATCCGGTCGAGGTTCTATAGAACTTTGACCGAGGTTCGTAACCTGGGAGCCTCTCCGATTACCCTCAATTCGAGCTTGGTCCTGACGAGGCCGCTCCAACTCTTCGATCTGGCAACCGATCGAGACCAACTCGGATGCCGTGAAATCCTTGCGGCAGGTGTTCTCGTCGCGCTCAGCCCGAAGTCGATCGGTCGCATCAGTTAACTTGTGAATGACCACAACGGGGACGACAGTCCTGCCGAGCATCCGAAGGGCGGCTAGTCGCCGTTCCCCTGCTAGCAGGTGATGATCGGGCGTAACTGCTGGGGCATGGATCAGCCCAATCGTGCAAAACGCGGGCGGCCCCTCAACTGCCACACTCCGTCTTATCGAGGGCGGTAAACATACGGATTTTCGCGATGGAACAGGATCTGCCATCGAGGAAGCTCTCCAGTGGATACCGGGAAGTATCGACAACATCCTCGCCGGCGGCGTTCCAATTCCGCTTGAGCGGAAACCCATAGAGATGCCCCGCCTACCGCGGCTCCCGCGAGGGGCACCGAACGCGGCGATCTCAAGTCAGGCGGACAAGGCGCTCGGGAAACACCCCGCAGCACCAAACGAGTTCCTTCCAATGTCCAGCGAGGAGCGCCTGCTACTAGCTCGCGTTCGGAACAAAATCATGCACAGCGGCGATGATGCTGGATTCACGGACGCGGAAGCACGGGTGCTCAAGCGGTTTATCGAAGATGACGAGCTGCGGACGCTACATGTCCGAATCGACTGGTTACCGCGGCCGGAGCAGCTCGAGGTAAGCGACTTGGTCAACAAGCTCTCCCTGGATGTGGAGAACCGGTGGGTGGCCGACGGATACACCAATGAGAGCGAAGAACTGCCCGACTATGCACAGCCCAACCCCCTTCCCGTCGAAGGCATCTCGCCAAGCGACATGGGCTTTTCCGTGCAGGTTCCCATGTTTACAAGAAAGGAAGATGAAGATGATCTGGAAGCTGCGTCGCAACCGTCAACACCGCCGGAAGGCCACCAAGACGAGGAGGTCGTGTTCCACACCGGTGACGACACGGAGGTCGACTTCGATCCAGACCACTACGGTCTAGCTGCACGCCGGGTGACGGACGAGGATAAGCCGCAGCGACCCATGGACTCGTGATCTACCCACTTGAACCGCATGCCGACCGATAGCGTCATGCACAACACATTCACATACCGCATGACAAGGAGCTATCGTTGAGTCATGACCGCGATGGACTGGACGAGCCGCCCCAGCAGGGTTCAGGCGTTCATGAGGGCCGCGGACTCGATCAGCCTGAACAGCAGCCGAAGCCTCAGGGAGGAAGCGTCGCGATCCCGGGAGCGGAGCCGGACGCGAACCGAGCGCAGTTGGAGGAGAGTCGGCGACGCCCTGCGGCGCGAGATCGATCAACATCCAGGGCGGGCGAGCGCTCAATAGAGCAGGGCGAGCAGTTGGCGTTCGTTTCCGAACGCTTCCTTGAAGTCAGCGGTCCAATTCCGCACGGCTCAATCCTTAAGAGCATTGATGATGTAGTCCCCGGCGCCGCGGCCGACATTGTGCGACAGGCACACGAAAACATGCGCGCCGACCGTGACAACGAGACCAGGTATGCCAAGGCTGTCATCAAGATGGACTTTCGTGGCCAATGGATGGCATATAGCCTCACCGTCGCCTTCGGCATAGCCAGCTTCATTCTGTTCATGCTTGGCGTGAATGTTGGCGGCGTGACATTCGGTGTCGCAGCCCTCGCTCCGATCGTCAAAGCATTTCTAGAGCGAGGCAGTTCCACGTCAGGCAAGAGTTGAGCAACAATACAACCCTGCCTGGCACGAGAATGACAGGCATGTAATTACTGGTCAAAGCCATTTTTGTCGGTGGTTGGCGCTAGCTTCACCGGCATGAGCCAACGATGGCATCCCTGGCGCCACGCCGCTGATCACTACCCCCATGTGGTCATCAATTGTCGCCGGGAACTACCCGAACAAGTGTGGGGGCTGACCAGCTTCACGCGCCAAAAGATTTGGCTGTGCAAACGATTGCAGCAGGTCCATCGGCGATGCACCCTGACCCACGAACTGATCCACCTCGAACGCGGCCCCCTGCCTGCGGACCCACAAGCTGCGGCACGCGAGGAACGCATCGTTGACGAGCTCGCTGCGCGACGACTCATCACCTTCGGCGATTTGGTGGACGGCTTGCGATGGACGCAAGATTGCGACGAGCTGGCCGAAGGACTGTGGGTGGATGGCCCAACGCTGCGAACGCGAATGTCCACGCTCGACCCGATGGAAACCGCTGAACTTGAACACGTCCTCGGTGACGAATGGATGTGGATACCGTGATCGGCCCGAATACTGCGGAAGTGCTTGCATTCGAGAACATTTGGTGGAGCCAGATCGGAGACAAAGAGAAGGCCATCCAGGACCGGTTCGGGCTCTCCCCCGTGAGGTAAAGTCTGATCCGGTGACCGTAAACCGGCTACTGAGAATCCGGACGCGGTAGACACCGCGACTTCGCCTGAAACGCGCGACAATTGGGGTATGAGCGAACTTGGCGGCGCTACCGCGGTTGAGCGTGGGGCCATACGGTTGGCCAATTGGATCTTGCGGACCTTCGCCGGCCGATACTCGAGGTTCTACTCGGGAGCGATCGAATACGGCATGCGGGCATGCGCTCGGGACGTATCCGAGGGGCGGCCGGTTCCTCAGGACTGGAGGTCGTGATGAGGCTCCTGCGGCTTCTGCATCCGTGGTTCGCGTTCAATAACCCGGCATTCCGCTGGGGCTTCACACACCCTTTCGGCCCACCTGCGCCATGGTGGTCACAGGAAAGACGCGAGCAGTGGTACCAGCAGAACGGCGCACCATGGGAGCGCTGAGAGACCCCGACATGCAGCGCGCCCTCGATGAATACCTAAGCCGTGAGCATGACCCCGAGCGTGAACGCCGGGACCAAATTCGACTTCTCAGATGGGCACGCAGACTCCTATCAAAGTCGTAGGATTTGCAGGTCAACAATGAATAAGGGGGCCGCAATGTCAATGCCGGGTTGGTATCCAGATCCGTCAGGCGCTCCGGGGCTGCGATACTTCGATGGGGCTAGATGGACGGACCAGCTGATGCGGTCGCCCAATAAGAAGGAAACGCCCAAGTGGCCGTGGATCGTGGGGGCAGTTGCCGTCCTCTTCCTGATCGGATTGATCGGGGGACAAGACCGTAAGGATACTCAGCCATCCACCCACACTGGCACGGCAACGAAAGCATCAGCGCCCGCGCTGGTCGAACCTGCGCGACCGGTAGAACCTCAGAAGCCAAAACCGCCCGAAGGTGTCTCCTTTCGGACAGAGTCGGGATCGAGTGGAGAGGTCGTCTTCGGAAGCTTCAGAATCTCTGACGCAGTCTTTATGGGGCTTACGCGCCGTGGAGCCCAAAACAAGACCATCGAAGCGCTCAAGTACGCACACTCCGAATACCCCAACGCCACAAAGGTCTTCATACAAGGAACCTTTCCGACCAAGGATGCATACGGAAACAGCAATCAGGACACCATCGTCTTGAATGTGGGATACGAAAAAGTCACTCTCGATCGAATAAACTTCAACGGCGTTGACACCGGAAAAATATGGGATATCCGCGATAGCGGCACGGTCCACCCAGAATTAGCAGGCTGAACTCAATCCAACAACTCATTGAGGTTCGACAGCGCCGCGCGGGCCGTCTCGTGGTCCACGTGTACATAGCCCTGGTGCGCAGCCGCGGTTGAGTGGCCAACCACTTTCATGCGCGTCTCCTGGGAGACGCGGGCTTTGTTGAGCAGCGTTGAAGTGGTGTGGCGGGCCGAGTGCATTGACCGGTACCGATTCTTATCTGCAGGAGTGAGAGAGGAAATGGGGATGACCAGCAGTTTCGCTGTCGCGGTCATGCCCACGACGGGGCCATA